TCGTGACTGATAAAACCACGGCTATCTATTTGATGGAAGGCCATTCAATCACGATTACGTCTGGCACAGCCAGCGGTATCACATACAGCATCAGCTACGAAGTAATTTCCTGATCGGGGTAAAAGATGTCCAGTCGCTACCAAGGCGGGTTTCTTACCGCTTCCTATAATGGGTTGAAAGTACCTGATGCGCCTACCATTGGTACGGCTACACAGGCTAGTTCTACATCGGTCTCTATAACTTTTACTGCGCCTGCTAATGTTGGTGGAGGGGCAATTACTGGATTTACAGTTACTTCATCACCTAGCGGTATTACAGGTACTGGCGCATCTTCTCCAATTACAGTCTCAGGTTTATCAACTGGCACACCTTACACATTTACTGTTGTAGCTACAAATGTTTATGGCACTAGCGCGTCAAGTGCGGCATCTAATAGCGTGACTCCTGTGGTTCCAGTGGCTCCAACATCAATGAACTGGCTTTTAGTTGGTGGCGGTGGTGGCTCTGGTGATACTGGCGCATACCCTCCAGATGGAGGTGGTGGTGGTGCGGGTGCTGGCGGTGTTCTTGTTTACAACAGCTACACTCCCGCTAGTTCCTTCACAATTACCATAGGTGCTGGTGGCCCTGTTCGTACAACTGGAACAGATACAACTTTTGTAGCTGGTGCTACTACATGGACGGCTGTAGGTGGTGGTAAAGGTGGTCAAAACTCTTCGACTAGTGCTGGTAATGGTGGCTCTGGTGGTGGTGGTGGGGCTGGCACATTTACAGATTTTGGCACTTCTACACAATCATCACAATCTGGTGCTACAGGTTATGGATATTCTGGCGGTACTGCGACTAGCGGGCCATATCGTTCTGGCGGTGGTGGTGGTGCTGGGGCGTCAGGTCAAGCTGGTACTGTGAACCCAACTACTTCTGGCAATGGCGGTATCGGCATAGCGTCTTCTATTAGTGGAACTTCTACATACTACGCTGGCGGTGGAGGAGGTGGTGGTTGGGGCAATGTCACGACTGGAGGCACTGGTGGTTCAGGTGGAGGCGGTGCTGGCGCAAGTGTAGGTACAGGCACGGCTGGAACTGCTAATACTGGAGGTGGTGCTGGAGGCGGTGGATACATTGCTTCAGGAGGAGCCGCCGCTGGAGGCTCTGGTGTTGTGATTATTTCTTACTCATCGGCTTTTTCAGACCTCACATCTATCGGTGGCGGCTTAAATTACGTTAGAACGACTTCTGGTGGAAACACCATCTACACATTCACCTCTGGTACAGGCACGGTTACTGTCTAAGGATAAATAATGCCTAATTATTCAGGATCATGGACATTAAGACAGCAGATGCAGGCTATTGCGGCTGGTACTTGGACAAATCTTCCAATAACAGTCGACTTCCTTGTTGTTGCTGGCGGTGGTGGCGCAGGAGGGGTTAGAAGCCCAGAAGAAGACTGTGGTGGTGCAGGTGCTGGTGGCTTTAGAACATCTGCTGGCCCGTCTGGTGGCGGTGGAAGCGCGGAATCTGCAATAGGTATTAATCTTGCAACAAATTACACAGTCACTGTTGGCGCAGGGGGGCCGGGTGGCTCAAGTTCTGGTGCGTCTGGGTCGCAAGGTAATAATTCTGTTTTTAGTACCATTACCTCTATAGGTGGTGGATATGCTGAGTGGGGTGCTGGTTCTGGGTCAACTGGGGGTTCTGGTGGCTCTGGAGGCGCACCGGGCGGTTATGGAACACAGGTTGCTGGTTCTGGTACGGCTAACCAAGGATATAACTCAGGTGCTAACCAAACTCATGGCTTTCCAAATTATGCTACTGCTGGTGGTGGTGGTGCTGGCGGTTTGGGTGGTGATAGTGATGGCACAAGCGTTGCGGGGGCGGGCGGTGTTGGTGTTGCATCAAGCATTTCTGGCTCATCTGTTTTTTATGCTGGTGGTGGTGGTGGTGGTACATATAACGGAGGCACTGTCGGTGCTGGTGGTAATGGCGGTGGTGGTGCTGGTTCTATAGGTAATACGGGCCACACCAACCAACCCGGAGTTGCAAATACAGGAGGCGGTGCTGGTGGTTCTGGCACAGGTAGCGGTGGCGCAGCAACTATTGGTGCGGCTGGTGGTTCTGGAGTTGTTATTCTTAAATATCTTGACACTTACACAATCACTATTGGTGGTGGTTTAACTGGTACTACAGCATCTCCATCAGGTGGTTATAAAGTTACAACATTTACCGCAGGGACAGGTGATGTTCAATGGAATTAAAGGAGTAAACATGGCACATTACGCATTTTTAGATTCAAACAACATTGTTACCGAAGTTATCGTTGGCAAAAACGAGGGCGAAGGCGGTATTGATTGGGAGCAACACTACGGCGAGTTCCGTGGTCAAACTTGCAAACGCACAAGTTACAACACTTCTGGCGGCGCTCACAACAATGGTGGCACACCGTACCGCAAGAACTACGCTGGTATTGGCTACACATACGATGCAGGCCGCGATGCTTTTATTCCACCAAAGCCGTTTGCATCTTTTGTATTAAACGAAACATCTTGTACTTGGGAAGCACCTGTACCAATGCCTGTGGTAGAGGGTAAACGTTTTACATGGGACGAGCCAACAACAGCATGGGTTGAGGTAACGAATGTCTAAACAGTACCCCGGCGGTTTAATCACCAAGACTCCAGTCGTACCTAGCGGCCCATACGAGACAAGTACGGCTTCGGGTATCTGGACGCTTGACCAACAGGCCGCGTATGCAAAACTAGGTCAGTGGCCCACCGCTGGAAACCCTGTACCAGACGCACAATTTAACTATGTCACTATGCTCTTGCATGGTGATGGGACTAATGGCGCACAGAACAATACATTCTTAGACAGCAGTACAAACAACTTCACCATTACCCGCAACGGCAATACAACCCAAGGTTCTTTTTCTCCTTATGGGTCTAATTGGTCTAACTTTTTTGATGGAACTGGGGATTATCTTGCAACATCATCAACACAAATTATTCCTGCCACCACTACATACACAGTAGAAGCATGGGTGTATTTGACTGGTGACTATTCTGATTATCGGGAAATTGTTACGCAAGGTAGTAGTGCAAACGCAAATCGTTGGCTTATGTTCGTCAATATTACTACTGGCATATTGGGAATTCAAACTGGCGCAACTGGTATAACAACAAGTTTTACTGTCCCGCAAAACACTTGGACACACTTGGCATTTGTCAACAATAGCAGTTCATATACTGTTTATGCAAATGGGACTAGTGTTGGAACTGGTACTAATACAGTTACGCCACAAAACACTTATGTAACTGTTGGCGCATTTCAAAGTGGCGCAGAGTATTTTCAAGGCTATATTTCAAATGTCCGTATTACAAATACTGCCGTTTACACATCTGCGTTTACGCCAAGTACAACACCGCTTACTGCAATTAGTGGCACATCATTTTTGACCTGTCAATCAAACCGCTTTATTGATAACAGCGCAAACACTTATGCTATTACCGCCAACGGCAACACAAGCGTTCAACGCTTTAACCCATTTGGTACTGCTACCGCCTACTCCACTGCCGTGATTGGTGGGTCAGGGTACTTTGATGGTAGTGGGGATTTGTTAACTCTTGCTGATGATCCAGCGTGGGATTATGGTAGTGGTGACTTTACAATTGAATTCTGGTATTACCCAGTAAGCAACACTACAACTGATATTGAATTTATTGGTCAATGGACTTCTGGCTCAACAGACGAATCTTGGTCAGTTGGTCATCATTGGACTAATGGATTGACTTTCTTTTGGTCAACCGATGGTTCAACTGACCAAACTTTATCATCAGCTACTATATTAACGCTAAATGCTTGGAATCATATTGCTGTTAGCAAAAGCGGAACAACAGTATCGTTGTATTTAAATGGTGCAAGACTCAATACAGGAACTTTGACAGGTTCAATATATAATTCATCAAGGGTTCTTGATGTTGGTGGTAGGTCGCAATCAGGCGCAAATCAAATTCAAGGTTATTTAAGCGATGTTAGGACAGTCAAAGGTACTGCGGTATATAACCCAACATTAACAACATTAACTGTTCCAACTGCACCCTTAACAGCAATTACAAATACTGCTTTGTTGAAGAACTTCACCAAAGGCGCAATCTTTGACAACGCCATGATGAACGACTTAGAAACTGTGGGTAACGCACAGATTTCTACAAGCGTGTACAAGTATGGAACAGGGTCAATGTACTTTGATGGTACTGGTGATTGGATGTTATCAGTTGCTAGTCAAAGCATTGGATTTAGAACTGGTGACTTTACAGTTGAGTTTTGGATTTACCCATCAAATTGGACAAACACCTATGTTGGTGTAATTGCTGGAATAACCAATAATTCTTTGTGGATTGGTAAAAATGCAAGCAACTTTGTTTTAAGAGCCGCCAACAATACTGATTTAGTTTCTTATGGAACAATGCCAACAACGGGAACATGGACTCATATTGCGGTAACTAGAAATGGCACAACTGCAAGAATGTTTTATAACGGCACACAAGTGGCAAGCGCAACAACAGGCAATGATTTTGTTGATGGTGCTTTTTATATTGGTCAAGATGGTGGTAGCAATGCTTTCACAGGCTATCTTGATGATTTCCGCATCACCAAAGGCTATGCTAGATACACAGCAAACTTTACCGCACCAACTGCGGCATTCCAAAATTTTGGCCCATATTAAGGAGCATTCATGTTTATTGCAAAAGTAGAAAACGGCAACATCGGCGAGATCATCGACTTTCGCACGTATTTTGGAAAGACCTCATCGGTCACAGACGAGCAATTGGCTGCCGAAGGTTTTGTCAAAGTTAATCTATACCGCGACCATAACCGCCTGACACAAAAGCTTGTGCCTTCTACACCCGTGCTGGAAAACGGCTGGGTGTACAAGGTTGCCGTAGCTGACCTGACCGCAGAAGAAGTCCAGTCTGCCAAAGATAGCGCAATGGCTCAGATTCGTGGTCAGCGTAACAGCTTGCTTGCCGCTTGTGACTGGACGCAGATTGCCGACAGCACCGCAGATAAGACTGCATGGGCTACATAC